ATAACCTGTGTTAATTGGGTCTTTATCTTGACCGTATGTCAAAGTAAGTGTTTTACTCGTGACCTCTGGAAGGAATGCAATAACATGAGGTTTATCCTTTACTAATTTTCTGCTCCAATCTTTTACTATTCCACTATCATAAAAAGAGTCACGTGTTTTTAACACAATCTTTGTGGTGTCAGTATCGTCAGGCTGACAAAATATGTTGAACATCGTAAATACCGACTTTATAAAATCAGACTGCTTGATTTGAACGGGGACGTGTTGATTCATAACTACAGGAAATAAGTAACCTAACGTGTCAGCAGTAGGGAATATTTCTAATCTTACCGAGTTAATTCTAAGTTTTAATGTTGCACTTGGAATGTTGTTAAATATGGGAGGTATATCTGTATTAATAAAATCAAAAGTAACAGTATCTCCAATATCTACATTCGTTGTAAGACTATAAATAGTTTTTACAGAACTTGAAATAACATTAGAACCAATCGGTAATAAATCCCCAATTTCATAAGTTATAGAATCTATTGCAGATGTACTTGTTGTAGTACTTCCAACACCGATAGCTTCTGTAAATATGCTAGGTGCGTATGTTCCATTAGAACTACATATACCTACTATAGCAGATGAATTAACTAGTATTACATCATAATCTAAAATAAATTTAAATTGAATCGTGTTAGGTACATTTAACGCATACTCAGATGTGTAAGTAGAAGTTGCTGGATTGTAAGCCGAATTAGGGTCTTGTATCTCGGTGTCTATAATTAATTGGTCTCCTAAAAAATATTCGGTAGAAATAGTATTTTCTGCAATTATTTTTACCTCTTCAATATAGCCTTCTGATAACTTAACCTTATCTCCGTTATACGGCATCAGCAACTTGTCAAAGCCAATAGTCACCGCCTCATCAAATTGGTATTGGTAGCCAGCATTAGCAAAGATTCTATCAAAATACGTCTGTAAATAAATAGCTGGCTTCATCTCAGGCAACTGATATACATTATCAGATGACATAGGCAAGATGTACTTGTAGCCATCTGTCACGTCATGCGCCCAACTTGCTACAACGTTAGCACTCGTGTAAGAATGGTTTAAATCGCTGAAGTCTAAATCTGTCAACATAGCGTTACCGATGTCTGTGAACAAATCACCTACCGTATCTTTGACCGTTACGGTGTAGACTATCTGCTCATCATCGTTCATGCCGTTAGATATCTTCTCAACATTTACCAATTGAAGGATAGCGTTGTCCAATATCAGTTCGTCATTTTGTAAGATTTGACAAGGTTGCTTTTGATTTAGATTATAAGTTAACGTTACCGCATTGACATCAAAAAGACTGTTTAAAACCTCGTTATTATGCTTCGTGCCGATTACCTTGATTGACTTTGAATAACTACCGCTCTTTGCTTGAACATCTCGAATGTCAGCTATTGAAAAGTTGATAGGAACTACTACATCTTCACTTACCTCTAAGTAGTTGTCTATTCCTAATAAAATGATTCGTGTTAGTGTCATACGTTTATTGGTGTGTCAACTGATAGCCTTACGTTAATAGTCTTTCTAATCAAATTCTTGTTCTTCTGTCTCTGCACTTCAAAGCTAGTTTCTTGCACTTGACAAGCGTAGTATCTGTCTTCAATCTTAACGTATGTAAAACCGCTCGTTATTAACTCTTCGAAGTAAACGCTTTCAGAATCAGTCAACCAATTAGTGTTAAGTGTTAAGTCTTTGCTTAGGTCTATGTGGTAAGTAGTTCTTCCGCTATCCCAAGTGTTAAAATCAAAAGTGTTGGTAGTAGTGTTGACATCTCCAAACTTCTTGTTGTAACTCATCCGTTGTACGTTTCCTTTATCAATCGAACGTAACTGAAATGGGAAAGAACTGAACGAACCTAGTCTATCCAAGAATAGAATCTCATAATATTCAATTGAACAAGTACGATTAATGTACACTCTTTTTCTAATGCTTAATTCAGTTGCTGCCGTATCACATAAATAATACTCGTACCACTCAACATCATCATCAATCAAAGGCAAAGTACCGACTACCATCGTCAAGTAATCTAGTCCACTTCCTCCGACATTTGCTAGACCTACCCCAACCGTATTAGACGAAGAAATCGATTTATAACCAATATTTCCTGTGCTAGTTTCAAAATACATTCTACGACCAAATGGCAAGTAGTTGTGAAAGTAAGCAGTCCAAATGTCTTGTGTTAACGTCACTCTAAAATCTCTAGGTTGAGTTGTCAAAAACTGACCATCTCCATCAAGAGAGTAGAACGTATAATCGTAGTCTTTGAATTGTCGCATATCCAAAGCACCGTTAAAAGCAGTCTGAGTTGATATATTTGCTAGATTTGTAAAGCGTGACTTTCGATTATCAGAATAATATATCTTGCCTGTTAATGCTAAGCCACTTCCAATCCAAGCCAAAGAGGTTGTTATGTTGTATGCATCTACTACTTCAATGACTGAGAACTGACCTTCAAGCGCATCTCTGAAATCTCCAGGAGGAGAATCTAATACTACGCTGATTTGGTCACCTAATACAAAAGGATGCGGTGTAATATTAGGTACTTGCCAAAATCCCGTTTGTCCGTTGTTGAAGATAAAATCTGTGAAGTCCCACGCTACTCGATACTCCTCACCAAACTTGATATCAAACTTTAAGTAGTGATTTGTAGCATTCAACGATTCTAATCCAAAAGGCTCGTTGGCACTTAAGTAACTTTGAATGTCTCGTGAAATATTTATCTCTGCAAAGCCATCTACAGGTCTTGGTGCGTATCTCTTTTCGAATAACTTTGTGCCAGTTCCTGCAATGTATACTTCAACAATGTAACGGAAGCCTAACTCGTTAACGTTTGTGCTGCTCAAGTAGTACATCATAGGATTGTATCCTGGTGTCAGTACTTGTGGTTGTCCTTCAATTGTAATTGCCATAACTATAATGATTAAAAACTCGTCAATGTTTAGAAGGCAAGATAGCCATCGTCACTAAAATACATTTCCTTAATAAACGTTGTTGCGTAGCGTATCGCATCCATAGCATCGTCAAATAGCTTTACAGGTTCGTCTGTTATTGTGTCGCCAATCTTCTTCCACTTATAGTTATCAAACTCTTTCTTTAGTCTAGGGTCGTCCTGACACATCACACCAAATGACTTGACATTGTCAATTCCTTTTTTAACTACCTTGTTTGCGTTGTTGACGTTGTAGCCAGCTATCTGCATCTCTGCTATTATCTCAGGTCTTGAGTAATCAGCTAAAATGTCAATGCTCTTGTCAATGCCTAAATTGTTGAATCGTTCAATGAGGTCGGTAGTTGTTAAGTAAGACTCGTAAATAACGGGTTCGATGTAAATGTCCTTCTCATGCCAATAGACACGTATCAATGCGGTAGGGTGGTTAAATCCAAAATCAAGCCCGTATACGTGCTGCGTGAACTTAGAAGGGCGGTGTTGTACAAATGTCCAATTGCTATAGATGTTTGATTTGCTTATTGCCGTTTCACCTAATGCATAAATCTGATACAATGCTTCATCTGTTCTCTTTAAATCTTCTATCTGTCGCTTGATTGACTCAGCTAAAAAAGGATTATCTTTATAGGTTGACTTGATTAATATACTTTCGTCTTTTGGTAGTTCATAAAGCCATCCACTACTTTCTGAGGGATTATAGTCAAATATTAACTTTGACTCAGTTCTCATATTCAACTGCTGAAAGTCATCGAACCAAAGTTCATTAGCTTCATTGCACCAACCGATGTCACGCTTGCGACCTCTTATCTTTTGTTCATCGTCTACTGAGAAGAACTCAACGATACTACCGTTGTCGAATCGGTAGATGTTCTCGCTCATGTTATGATTAGATTTCTCGTATAACTCCAAGTCTTTAAGCACCTCGAAGAAGTCACGCATAACAGTAGCACGCAAAGCTGGAAATGTCTTACGTACGATGGACACAACCTTTTGAGGATTTTGCAAACACCAAACAATAATCAACTGACAAAGCGAGTAAGTCTTAGATGACCTTGAACCTCCTTGATTTATAATAAATCGTTTATCAGAGTTCAGAGCGTTGAAGTTCCAATCAAATACTTGAGTCGCTCTTATTTTCACTTCGTACTATTTCTATTTCGATTTTGTTTATCTCCTTACCGTTTGTTGTTACATCCGTTTTTTCGGTTAGGTTGTTTAATCGTTGTGTGATGCTTGGATTGTAAATTGACGCCATTCCACCTTCTATTTGGTCTTGTCGAATTACTCTCTTAATGCGTGAGCAGATGTTCAGATAATCGTTATATGCATTATCTTGATTAACGAAATACTGATGTACAAAACAAATATTCTCCTCGCAGTAATTCTCAAAGCCTTCCATCGTCAAAGGTCGTTGTCTCTCTCTGTATACCATTTGACCATCTTTGCCTACATAGTCTTGTATTAAGATTGGGTTATTTGCTATTGTCTTCTTGTATGCTTCGAATAGTTCCCATAGTTTCTCGGGTGTCTCTATGTATTTATTTTTTCCCATAGTTCGTCTTTTTGTCATTTAAACAATCTACCCACTTTTCCTAGATTTTCAATTACCTTTGGATTGTTATCGTAGTGTTCACTTATTCCTAGTTCTTTTATCTTTCGAATCTTGTCATTGTTTGAACCCATTGCATACACTTTGCTTAAAGGTATGCCTATCTCTTCAGCTTTAGATACCATTCCATCTTTAGAACTTCTTGCAGATATAATGTATAAGTCTTTAGAATCAACTAGACTTTTTGCTAGTTCAGTTCCTTTTGAAGTGCTTAATACTCCATCGTAATCAAAGCTAATCTTTGGCATTTATAGTTCGTTTTTTTCTAGGTTTCTTGATTGGTGCTTCTTGCTCTATTCCTTCAAATGCGATTGGTTTGATTTCTACCTCTTCAAAGATGTAAGAGTAACCCATCTTTTTGAGACGTGCGATATCCTTTGCTTGAATTTTATCTACTTCGATTCTGCGCTCTCCGAGTATTGGGTCATAACTAATTAAAGTCTTTCCTTTCCATTGTTCTTTAATCTTCATATTCGTCATATTCTTGGTTTATTTCTAATTGTTGCACTACACTTCCTGTTAAGTAGAGAATTATTCCTACACCGAGAATCTTGTTAGTGTGTAAGTAGTCGTATATTAGTCCCATTGCATATCCTAAAAACAGTATGTACGCTAATGTTAAAATGTATTTGCTCATAATTATATTGTATTTATTTTATTCGTGTTTTCGTAGTTTCTTATTTCCTCTTTCATTTCTACTATCAACAAATGAGCAGACGCGGTGCTGATGTTGAAGTGTTCAGCTATTCGTCTTGTTGTGCAGATGCCTTTATCGTAGTACGCTTGGAAGAAATATAGTTTTACTCTATCGTTGATTTGACTGCGATATAATTCTATTATGTTCTTTTGCTCGTTGTATTTTAGTTCAAGTAAAATCTTTTCTGCTAGGTCGGTATCTTCCACTTCTGGAATATAATCACTTTCAACTGAGTTAATCAATTCTTTCTTGCTCTCACTATTCCAAAGTACCTCCGCTTTTATTGATTCAAATAATAATGCTTTTGCTTCATACTCCTCGATTATTACTCCTTTGTATTGAAGTGTTCTTAGATAGGCATTGTTTATAACTGTGTCAGCATTTAGCTTTGACTTTAAACGATGTAAGAAGTAGTTAGTGTACCTGTTTACCTCTTTGTAGTTTCGTTGGATGTAGTTGTCAAGTAGTGCTTTCATACCATTCAATAAAGTTCTTGTACCAAATCTTTCTTCTAACACTTGAACAGAAGCATTCTTTGTCTACTTCGTTTGTGATTCGTGTTTTTATAGCCTTGAGCCTATTCAATGTCACCTTTGCCGTACGTGTCACCTCATCCGCATCTCGCAAACTTTCGATAAATATCAGTTCATCTTGTCCAAACATAGTTGTAAAATGTAAGCGGTTAAAGAAACAAGGCATGAAAGAAAAAAGTCTCCACTAACAAGTAATGAAGACCAAAATGCAACGCATTTAATGCAACCTAAATAACTATGTAATGCGTTTGTGACATAGTTAAAATGCAATCGTGCAAATATGTAATCTAAAGCGTTTTGAAGTGGTTCAAAGTTAGTAAACCACCAAGCAAAAGATACGAGTAAGAGTAATTCCATGATTAAATTTTAGTCAAATATACAATTAAATTCTAATCAACCAAATTTTAACCTCCCTCTTCATTGTTTTTTTGGTATATTTTCCATAAGCTGCAATTGTGTTTATTGGTGTTATTGCGTTCCATCCAAGCCTGCTTAATCAACTTCTTTGCTCTTCGTTCTAGTGTTGCTTTCATTTATTAGTGTTTTGAGCATTTATCAAGTTATGTAATTCTTTCCAACAATCTCTTGTAGCTTGTGCTTTGTATACATATTTTCTTGCAGTTTCAAAATTTTCTCTATTTTCATATATCTCTACCATTTCTTCATAGGCCCATTGTTCTTTTTGCCATTTTTCAATTAACTTTATTAGTTCTGAAAAAATTAAAATTTCTTTCTTCATGTTATTCTGATTTAAATGTTTGATTGTAATATCTATTAGCCCAATTTTTATTACCATTTATTTTACCATTTGCAAAGGATTTCATTATCTGCTCTTTCTCCATTTTTTTAGCTTGTTCAATTAAATATAAAATTTGTAAATAATCCATATCTGATTGTATATTGTCCTCTAACCATTCTACTGCTGTTTGTTTCATATTATTCTAGTTTAAATTTATCGATATAATACTTTTCCGCTGCTTTTGTTCTATTGCAACTCATTGGCTTTGTGATTCCTTCAACGTATGCCATTTTAACTTCCTCGTTATGCATCTCTTTTGCTTTTCTGATATCAGAGGAAAATAATATGCCTTGACTGGCTAATGTTTCAATCAAGAAAGTAATTGATGTTTTTTGTTTCATACAGTCAAATCATAATCATTTACTATTTCTCTTAACTTTTCACGTATTTTTTCAGCCATATTTATTTCTTTATCAGTTGTTGCTTTATTTTCAAATACTCCGTATTTTGTGATTGCTCTTAAATATTGGTCAAAGTCCCAAACGACTGTATACCAATTCGCACCTTCAATTGCAAATCTAGCTTCGTCTTTTTCTTCAATGCTATCAAACTCTAATATTATTTTTCCCATTGTTTTATCTTTTGTTTATAGGTTTCAATTATTTTTTTTAGTTCCTCAATTGTAAATTTACGTGTTTTTCTCGCTCGCTCTACAAGTGCATCGTATTTTTCTTGTCCTAGCTTGTTAATTAGATTACCTTGATACTCAATTAAATTACCACTCAAGAAAGTATTGCAATGCTCGCATTGTAGATGCACATTGTCTTCATCAAAACGTACATTCCAATGATTGTTAGCGTTGAAAAAATGCCCAGCGTTCTCTTTTTTTGCTTGCTTTTGGCAACTAATACAAACTTGATTAGTATCTCGTAATCGAATGTATTTATTAAAAGTTACTTGTGCTATTTTAATGTAGTCTTGTACGGTCATCAACTCAGCTTTTTTAACTGCTTTCGTCTTTTTCCAAGCCTTTTCTTTTTCAATCGCTACCCAAACACGAACACATTCTGATTCTTTACAGTACTTTTCAAGCGTTGAACGAATAGGAGTAAATGGTTTTTTACAATTCTTACATTTCTTCTGTCTTTGTTGCTTCATATAACTCTTTTTTTAACTTCATGTTCTCAATATGCAAAGAATAGTTTAATCTATACATCTCCTCGTTCTCTTTAGACACGCTTTTTAGCACTTCTAACGCACTTTCTAGGTCTTCAAGCATAGTTTGTATACCTTCACGTTGTAAATCGCTTGTAGAAGCGTGTTTTTGACGTAAGATAAGTTTGTTAATTACCAATCCGATGTTTATTCGTGCTAGTGTTAGACTTAATGCACTGCTTTTATGTTTCATAGTTTGTTTATAAAGTCGGTTAAAGGTAGTAAAATTCCTTTGCTCGTGTTTGAATCCCCTCCTAATTTATCTCTATTCGTGTTTATGTACTTTCTACAAAGTTCTTTTAGCGTTTCAGTTTGTATAAATATGCAATGCTTATCACTTAACCAATAGCACCAATACTCTGCCTCGCTCGTTGATATTCCACTTCGTTTACCTCTTGATTCATATTCGACATAGATGTTACCCGTTTCCAAGCATTTAAAATCTCGCTTGATTTCAATCTTACTACCTAATAAATCACTAAACTGTTTCTCGTATACTTGACCAACTTGTAAATCATATCTAAAATCTGAGTTAAATTCCATATCAAAAAGGTAAATTATCAAAATTTTTAATTGCTTGTATTTCGTCTTTCAATGGATTCTTACCAGCACAACTAAATCCCGTTCCATTTTCCAACTTAAATAAAATTGGTTCTGTCAAGATTGTTGGCTTTCCTCCTGTTTCTGTCTCCTTTACTTTCTTCATGTGAACCTCTGTGTACATCCACATCGTTGAGTGCATTGGGTAACGATGAATGACAATGAAATCATCTGCTCTATTTCCCCATTTACCACCGCCCTCAGCATCTGCCATGTTCGGTGCTTGTGGCATACCGTTAAACTCTCCATCTTTATGAGTCTTACGTAGTGCTTCTGTTGCTGCGTGTGTACACATATAAATGGATGTGTTCGTCTTTTTGGCAAATAATCTTAGCTTCGTTGCCATCTCATAGTCAAGTTCGTGAGCATTTGCAAATTTAGGCTTTAAAAATGAGTTGTGTGGGTCTATCATCAACGTGTCATAACTACCAAGTACCTGAACCTCTTTCATAAAATCCTCAATTGTCCATGCCTTTTGAGCATCAATAAAATCAAAATGAGCCTCTATAAAAACTTTGCAATTATCCAACTGCTTAGGCTTCATGTCTTTTATTTTGCACCCAGCGTACAATTCGATAAGATTTCTTTTTAATCCATTTACAGAGTTCTCAGCTGAGTAGATAAGATGTTTAAGATTGTGCTTGTGTGCTAACGCTAAAAGATACCACAAGACCCAATAAGTTTTACCAACATTTGCGTGACCTAAAACAATGTTAAACGATGCTCGCTTGAATCTTAGGTTAATATCTAAGTCAATTCCTAGTCCTAATCCAAGAGGTATTTTATCCTGGCGAGATAACTCAAGAAACTCGTCACTACTTCTGTGGTTAACTATCATATTAAAATAATTTTTGTTGCGATGTGTGATTATTTATTCTTTCCATTGCTTTGTCAAAGTACTCTTTATCCAACTCGCAAGCAGTCAAATCAAATCCATAATCATGGCAAGCAATCGCAATACTCCCTGAACCTAAATGTGTGTCAAGTATTTTATCTCCTTCTTTTGCGTATTTTTCTAAGCAGTATTTATATAGCTGAATTGGTTTTTGAGTTGGGTGTTGCTTCTTTCCATCATCGTCTTCCATTGCAGAGTATCTTTTGAATATACGAACATTTTTGTTAATAGATGACCAAGCTAACTCTGCTTCGCTAAAACTAAGGTTAGGATTTAACTTATCCCAAATAACCCAATTATTATTTAATGGAAGTGTAAAGTAATTTCCACCCCAAATGATTTGATTTTTAGAAACTCTAAATAATTCTTTAAAATATTCATCATTCGGAATTGCAAAATCCCAATCTTTACCTTGTTTAAATTTATGCTTTCCGCTTCCCATTGTCATTTTTCCAGCACCAATGCCATAGGGAGGGTCGACTATAGCTAAATCAAAATATTTATCAGGATAACGCTTCATGAGTTCCATGTTATCCTCGTTTGTTATTGTCATCATCTTTTATTTTTTGTTTTTATGTGAAAGCCGTTAATATCAATTTGATTACCCCATTGGTCGGTGCTGATTACATCCGCTTTGCTATTTATTACATTTACATTATCATTATCATTATCAGCTATTTTTGCTATAGCTTGTATGCCTTTGCTATCGTTTGCCATTTTTTGCCATCTTTTCTCTGCTCCAGCCTTACCCGAAATGCTTCTGCTATGCTTCACTTCCTCAAACTTTATTAAGTCCCTTTTGAGTTGTATTTCGATTGGTTTCCATGCAGTTAGAACAAGTCTATCTGTAAGAATTGGATTCATGTCGTTGACGTATTCCAGCAAGTGATTAAACAAAATACCTTTCTCTTCATTTGTCAGATGTTCAATGCTTTTTATAAGGTCAGCATACAGGACAAAAGACTTTTTGTTTTGTGCCATAGTTCATTCTGTTTGTTTAATTACTTTTTTTAATCAGTTGTTCGTGTTCTTCAATCGTGCCTAAAAATAAAAGTTCTACTTTATCATAAGGTGTAATGTTTTCCAACTTCCAAGCCTTTAATTTTAATTGTTTTTCTGCTTCGTCTTTTGCTGAAAATACATAAAAAATAGGCTTTCCGTTCTTGTATACAATTAGTTTATAACATTCCATAGTCAAAAGTAAAAAGAGGGCTTTTACACCCTCGTTAAATCAGAAAGGTAAATCGTTAACTACTTGCTCAATCGGTGCAGATGGTGCTGATGGCTTCCAAGTATCAATTGAAACGTTCACATCTTTTCCGTATTGGTCAGCTTCCTTCTTGTCGTGTACGTTTAACTTAATGTACTTTTTTCCGTTGTACTCAAAGATGTGTTCTTGTGCTAAATCAGTTAAGCATATTGATACTGAGCGTAGGTTATCAAACTTCTTTTTTCCGTTACCTACAAAGGTCTTTTTTTCTTCCATTTTAATTAAATATTGATTTTAAACTTAGGTAGTATTCACGCGCTACCTCTACACGTTGCTTTACTTTTTCTATTGCTTCATTGTCACGTTTAATAATAAAACGTTTTACTCGTAGTTCATTCTGAATATGGTCGAAGTTATGCAATGCTTGAACTGCCTCTCTTACATCTAAATCTTCATCAATTAGATTCAACTTCCAATGCGCTCGTCTTACTTCGTCTTCTACAATTTGGTGCGGTGTATTTGTCAAGCAATATACTAACTCAGCTTCTTCGTGTCCTGTTAGCATCATGTATGCTTGCATCTGCCAAAAATAGTCTTTATTTTTCAATTCTTTATCGAATAAAGGAAAGGTTGCACCACTCCAAGAACATTTGATGTCAGCTAAAAGAGTATCAGTTAATAAGTCTGGCTCTCCCGTTAACCAATCGTTGTTAAATCTAGTTTCGTTCTTTACTACAAAATCCCAATTTAAGACCTCTGACGCCATGTTAATAGCAATGTCTTCATTTTCTATTCCTTTGTCGGTATAACGGCTTGAAAACTCCTTGTAGATGCCCAATTCACGTTCTTTGAATAAGTCTTGAATATAAGTTTTTGCAGTTTCAGACAAAACCTCGCTTTTTGTACGAGGCTCTGTCATCAGCTTTCCTAGAGACGATGCTCTAAATAAGATTTTATTTTTCATATACGACACCTTTTAATCTAACGTTTTTTAATTCAATTATTTGTTCTGGAGTTAAATCAAATTTTAAAACATCTTCTTTTGTAGCATCTCCATTTTCAACTGCTTTTAGTGCTTTTTCAAATCGTTCAAGCGTGATTGCAGGCTTCGTGTTTTTAACTGTCTTTGCAATTTCGTTTCCATCGTCATCAATTGCTTGAAGACTTAACAACGATTGTATGGTCGCTCTACGGAAGTAGGTAACGCCAGCGATTTGTTTTTGAGGGTCATTAACCACAGGCAGCAATAAACTACTTTCTACAAATTCTCCGCTTTCGATATCAATTATTCTAGTGCATACATAACCGTTCACAATCGGTTGTAATAGTATCAAATCGTATTTTAGTAGGATTGGTTCAGTCGCTTCTAGAAGTGCGTTTAAATCAGCGTATTTTGATTTAAAGAAAGGATTGTCTTTTCCTTTAGATACTTTGCCAATTTCTTGTTTAGCCTTCCACAATTTAAACCAAAGTGTTTGTGGCTTAGGAATCAAATCCTCAAATTCTTCTTTTTTCATAGTTCTTAATTTTTGTTTTTTGTAAATATAAACAATTTTGTTAATTAAATATTAAACGTTGTAAAAATTTCTACTTCTTCACGTTCTAAAATAACTTTTTGTAGTTCTTGCTGGATGTTTCTAAGGTCTAAATAAGTTTTGCAATCAATTACTTTTTGCTCTAAATAACTGACTTCAACTCTTTTATTCAGTTTTTTTGTAAGACCTAGTTTCTCGGTGACATCTAGCTTTATGATTTTAAAATCTTCGTACTTGCTTAGCTTGTCATATTGATTCAATGCAAATAATACGGTTGCATGGTCACGATTAAACATCTTGCCTATTCTGATAAGGCTCATTCCTTGATTTCGGAGATACTTGTAAAGCACATTTCTTGCGTATACTAGTTCTCTCTTTCTACAATTGGATTTTAAATCGTACTCCTCAATTAGTTCTTCTATTGTCATGATTCTATTTGTTTAAGTGATTCAGCTAACCAATTTCTAAATGCTAGTTGAATTTTATTTTGTTGCTCCATTGCTTCGTTGTAGTCTTCCGTTTTTTCGGTATTCGTGTACATTCTGTCAAATGCTCTGATTGAATTGACTACTGTTTCACGTCTCATCTTAGCTAGTCTATTCATTGGAACGTCTTCTAAGAAGTCTGCTAGTACAGGAAGGAGTGCCGTTGAAATAATTAGTTTGTGTGCTGGTGTCATAGTGCTTGTATTTCTTGTTTAACTTCTTGCCAATAATCATAAGATGCTTGTAAGTCAATAGCTCTATAATCCCAGCATTGTTTTATTAACTCATCAACTACAATCAATGCACATTTTTTCATATAAGGTAATGTATATTTTAGTTTTAAAGGTTCGTCATTATAACAATCCCAAATAGTCACTAAGTATTGAAATGCGTAAACTAAATCTTTTGCTTTTTCTTTCGGTCTTATTTCAATTCTTGTTTTAATCGTTCTAAATTGTTCTTCTTCAATTATTTCTACTTCGTCATGTGTAAAAAATAACCAACTTTCTTTTCCTGAGTAACTACACAGACATTCATAGGCAATGTGCGTTTTTACGCGTGCCTCTACAATGTCTCCTACTTTTGTGTCAAGACTATAAAATGCTATGTTTTTTATTCTCACTTTCATTTTATTTTTTTTATTTGTTTAAAAATATGCTCCGCTTTTTCGTTGAATGTCATTCCTTGACCGTAGTCAACTGTTGATTGTACTCTTACTTTAGCTTTAGGAATGTAAACATTCTCTACTTCTTGTGGCTTTACGTCTTTATTTAGCCAATTGCTTATTGATTTCATATTCATCTTATTTTATTTTAGGTTGACATTCACATCGTACAAAATGGCTTTCATCTCCTTCGCCATCGTCTACCCATCCTTGCTCACAATCTTCACACTCATTCATTTCGTTGAAGTTTTTAAACTCACGAAGGAAGCTGATGTCTAAAATGATTTCTTGTGAAGGTTGGTGAATTGAAATATCAAATTCTTTTCCGTTAATTAAGACCTTTGCAAAGTCTTCTGTTAGTTCTATAATAATCATAATTCTAATTTTATTTGTGTTAATACTTGAAGGTATGCTGACCATAATCTTTTACTTCCACGTTGACAACAATATAACTCGTTCTCTTTTTTTTCAATATACCATTTTGGCATATATGTAAGTTCTGTCCATGATTTAACCAACTCAATACGCTTATCCATATCTTGAGCCATCTGCAAAATTTTGTTAGCTTTTTCTTGTAATTCAATTACTCTACTTTTCATAGTTTATATTATTTAGATAATTCTTGCATTACTTGTTTAATTGTTCTTGCTGTTTCAAATGTAAATTTCAATCCTAATTCATTGGAATAGTTTCTAACTATAAATTTAGAGCGTGAATCCCAGCCATGACATTTATCTAATTTTGATAATCTGCACACTTGAATACCATTAACATAAATAACGTTAGAAACGTTATTGAAATTATCTACTTCCTTTTTAATTGTTATTGATTTCATAATTAATTGTTTAATAATTCGTAACGATTTTCCAAAACAGATTGAACGTATTCAATCGCTTCCTCATGTTTCTCTAGATTTGAATCATCGTTGAACCAATCAAATGCCTCTGAATTAGTAGTTCTTACTTTAATTGATTCTCCGTTAACAATTCCTGATACGATGTACTGACCGTAACCATTTCCTCTTGTGATTCTTGCTTCTGTGATTGTCATAATTATTTGTTTAATGTTTTAATTTGCTCATCAATTACTCTTAATTCTTTCCATAATTTTCTTAATTCAGAAGTGAAAGATGGTGTTTCAGGAGTTGAATTTATTTTACTTACTACTGATTTTCTTTTTAATTTTAAAACTTCTTGAGTTGTCATAATTTTGTTTTTTTGTTTGTGCCTTATTGACCTTACAAACATACTACAATTATTTAACTTACAAACATTTTTGTTAATAAAAGTGCAAAATAAGGGTAAATTACGTAAAACTACGTAGAAGAATATACGTAAAACTACGTAGATAAACTAAAAAACCCCCACCGAAGCGAGGGCTTAACCTAACACAAACAAAATTATGAACTATGATTCTCGCAAATTTACAAATTATTCTTCATTTTCCATTGTAAATAGTCTATAAATGTTTTGTTGTTTATTTTGTAGCTTGATTTATTGCATGAATTACAACTCATGTAGTGCTGAATAGTTCCAGCTGGAGTAGTGTATGTTTTTCTTAATCGTATCTCGTAGCTTTGGCAATTTGGACATCCAAACTTTTCTCCACCTCTTAGAACAGAATAGTTTACTTTTGGCTTTGTGTACGGTTGTAGCTTCTCGTATACTTTTTCTAGGATAACTACATCTTGGTCACAATATTCCACCATTCTTTTAAGAGAATCTGCATCTTTGTTAAAAATAATTGACTTCCACATATCCATACCTTCATGTTTCAGCTTTGCACCAACACCAAGAAATTTAGCTATGTAATCTAGTTTATTAGAGTTAAAATTAAACTGACTTTTAGCGTGTTTAAGAGTGTCAATACTTTGGTACTGAGGAAACATTTCCAAGCCATGAAACAAGCAACGTGTACGAAGCCATTTGATATCAAATCTATCTCCGTTGTGTGCGATTATTTCATCTGCTTTATTGAGTTCTTTAATAAAGGCTTTAAGCAGTTTCTTATCGCATTGGTTTGAGTCCCACGTTAAATTATGTACTTGGTCTTTTCCTTCCCACTTCCAACTAACGCAAATAATTGCACGCTCTTTTATGATGTCATCTGGTTGAATAGTTAGATTGTAGCCACTTCTCCAAAAGATACCGATGTTAAAGGAAGTCTCAATATCGAAAAACATTCTTTTTTTCATACTTATTTACTTATAATTTATAAGGTGATAACCTTACTTTTCTAGTAAAATATAAGGCTATAGCTTGACAAATGTCTAGTTTTTTAATTAAAATACGGGACATTTTGCAATAAAAAAACCTACTTAGTTAGTAGGTCTAAAGGTCTTTATGTAGTCTTTGGCTCTATTTAACCAACCGTTTCTAAATTTAGCGTTTTTACTTCCTTCCTCAGATATTGCTTTAAAAAATTCAATTCTAAGTCTCATGATTTCATCGAATAGTTGAGTGTCATTTAAAGCATTTGCAGCTGCGATTGTCTTATTACCGATGTTGCCATCAATTGCAACTTGAAGTCCTAAATTATTGATTGCTTTTTGTAGCGTTTTACCCGCTCTAGATGCGCCCGAACCCCAAGCCATACCTGTTACTATTACCGCAATAGAAAAACACTTGTAATCGTCTCCTTTTACGCTATCCCAATACAATGATTTGAATACTTTAAACCAATCTTCACCAGACATAATAAAGAATCGTGTATCGTTTTCTTTTCCAAAAACTGAAACCCAAACTTTATAAGTAATCCCTACATTTGTATGATATCCTTTGATACCTTTATGCATCGTTGGACATGGATAAGAACTTGCTGAATCAGAAGTGTCACGAGATAGACCGCCTTCCCACTTCTTCGTAAAATTAATGTAAGTTTCTAAGTTCATTTGTTGTTATTTAGAAAATTTAAACGCTAATATAGTGATAGTTATAAGACCAATGACAATTAAAAGCAAATTTAACGTTTTGTTATTCTTTGTTTCAATCTTTTTTTGTTGTTTAATGTACTTCGTTTGGTATTTTGTGCGCCATTTTATTTGAGCCTTTTCTACTTTTGTTTTGTATCGATACTCAATTCTCGTTTCATATCGTGTTTTTGGGGATTTCATCTCTGGACATACTGCGCTGATTGTTCTAACAACTATAGAATCTTTGCCGTTAATACGAATAGTGTCGTTAACCGTTATTAAAGTAGTGTCATTCTTAATTATTCCACCTTTCTTTATGAACTTAGCCATGTGATAATTAGCAGAACAACTAGACAAAAAGCCAATCCAAAACGCACAAAGTAAGGCGCAAATTATTAATATTCTTATCTCTCTATCTTCCTGTATCATTGTGTATTTTTTTACTTAGTGAATCACTTATTTTACTACCAATTGAAACGCTTATTAAACCAAGCCAAATGTCAAATCTAATGCCGTTAAAAAAGAAGTCTAAGATAGCCATCATTAAAGCCACAAACCAAGAAGTAAACATCGTTAAAGACGTTCTTGACCATTTGCCATCACGCTTTAAAGTGTCGTTTAATATTTCTTTAATTAACCGTTTTGCCATATAATATCACAAATTTAAGTGTTTTTCTACGTAATTACATATAATGTTCTATTTCCCCTACTGGGTTACTTGGAATAATAGCCAAAAATTCAGGAATCAAAATAAAGTTTTCCGTTGTTTTTACTTCTGCGTGCTTGGTCATGTAGCAGTCAAACAACTTATTTTCTACTACCGATAGCCGATTATTCGTGATAAATAACCAAACTACTAAAACACCTGTTATCCCGTAGTCTTTAATGGCTTTTAAAGTAGTTTCTAGACTCATCTTAGATAACGTCAACGGTGTAACCTAATTGCTCAAATGCTAATTTTGCGTACTTGTTAGCAGTATCTATGCTTTGTGTCTCAGTAGGTAAGATTTCAACGTTGAAACTACCTTGTTGAACATCTGTGAAGATAGGTTGATTGCTTAAAAAAGTTTCGTAGCTAGCATAAGTAGTAACCGCTATTTCTAACGTTTTACCATCTGCACGACCAGCAAATTCAAGTCTTCCGTAGACATTTTCCACGTTTAAAGTAGTACCTAAAATTGTGATACTTTTTGTTTTGTTTGATTTGATTAAAACTGCCATATTTTTTTATTTAAGATAAAAGACCTAGATTCTGCAACACCGTTACCAATTGTCCTACGGTTAAGATTCCTGCGGATGATTGCTGATATAATTTGATTATGTTTCCATTTTCAGTTCTAAAGTGAGGTGCTGCGTTGCCAGCTACAATGTCAGCTACATAGAATTGAGCAGCGTCAACAATATTACCATTCGGAACTGTTCCGTTGTGAATTGTTAAAGTGTTTGTTGCCGTTGTGTTCCAATGTGTGCCTGATGTCAATTGTGTGCTATTTTTAAAGACAAGATTTGCTTTGTTTGTTAATAGCATTGTTTGACTATTTGCTCCAGATGGGTCAACACAAAAAGCTAAAGTTTGACCTAATGCATTTGTATAAGATGACTGACCTACTGCAATGATTCCGCTTAATAATGCACTCGCTCTTGCTCCTTTACCAATTGCTAATGATTGATATCCAGATGTACCATCCGCTCTGGCTCCAGCACCGATTGCAATTGATTCATAACCTCCATATGCAGAAGCACCAACTGCTACACCCGAAACTGCCGTAACTTGCGTATTTGCTCCTATTGCCGTTCCTGAATTGTTTGAAACTGCGTTATAACCAAGTGCTACAGAATTTTCACTAACACCCGCAGCAGAGATGTCTTTAGCACCACCACCGATAACGACATTTTTAAATGCATCTGTAGTTCCTAAAATCTGAGCGTTAAGTCCAATTGCTATTCTACCATCTCCAGAAACAGATAATAAGTTTTGCGTGTCTGCTGAGTTTCTTATTCTTAAAGCTAAATCAGTACTTAAAGCACCTTGCGCTCTAACATCAAGTCTAACACTTGTAGATGGTGTTGCTCCTACTCCTAACCTTGAGTTTGTGTTATCCCAAAATAAAGAAGCAGATTGCTGAACTACATTTCCTGTGCCTTGAAAGAATACACGACCAATAGTTCCGCTAGTTACTGCCGTTGTACCTACTGCTATACCACCTACTTCAATGTTACCACTACCTAAAATAGATTGAGAATTGATTGTTTTAAAACTTAACTGATTTGTCTGCCATATAGCAGCGTCATCGTTCCAAATCAAGTACCCATTTGGTAAAGGAGGTTGCTCAACATCTGTTAATTGATTTAATGTCGTAGGAATGTCAGAAGTCAACGCTATAGTTCCGCTAGCATCGGGTAAGTAATGGTCACGTGTTGCAGTTAAATCACTTGTAAATAAATTTGATTGAATCGTGTCTGTTAAGTGTATTTGCATAAACCCATCTTCAATCACAAGCATTTTATGACCATCTGAATCTTCAATATGAAAATCATTATCTGTTAAATGAATACTACCATGTGCATCATTTGGAGCATCGTATAACCAAACTTTGTTTGTGTAGATGTCATTTGTTCCTAAATCAACGTCACCAATAGCACCTGTATAGGGAACTAAGTCATTTAAATCAGTTGTATCTGCTTTAGTTGCTAATGCATCAAATACTGCATTTTCAGATGGTGCAGTTGTAGTAACACCTTCTGTTATCGTTTGCGTTACTTCACTTGGAATGTTAACTGTTATTGCCATACTATATTTATTGTTTGGTCGCTTAATGTTGGGAAAGTAGTTGATGTTGTTATACCGTTAACTACAAAGTCTATTGTTGTGTCAGGAAGAATCAAAGATTGTTCTGCAAAAACTTCTTCGTAATAACTTTCATCAGAATTAAATACTGCTGAATTTCCTATTGTTATTTGTCCTAGTTCACCGCTTGGAATCTGTCCAGAGTATAATAAAACTTCGTCAAGATTGTACACTTCATAGTCAGCATCTGCACATTCAAACGGAGGATTTGGCTCTATTGGAGACATTGGAATTGCACAAACACTATACGCTCCTACCTCAAAAGTTATTGTCTTCATCCATCCCGCAGAATAATCAAGGTCAAAGTTGTTTATAGGTGTTCCCGAAGTTGCTCCAATTACATCAATGCTTAAATCATTGCCATCCAAGAAATATAGATAAAGGTCATTTACAATCAAGTTGCAGTCGCTTACAATCGTGTTTATGTTTGCTCTGTCTTTCTGAATGATATCAACACAATAAACATCAAGCGTAAATTGATTCGTATTTAAGTCACTCAAATCACTTGAAGGAACAACATACACTATTGGATAACGCTCATCTTCGGTACTGAAGTTCGGCATCTGCTCTTTGAACTCTCCACCATATTTCTTGATTTGAAAATGAGCAGCACAAAATGCCTCAATTTTATTTAATAGTCCTTTATAGCTTGTCATTAGAAGAACATTATTGAATCAGTGTAACCACTATCTAAAGTCCTAAGAGGTCGTAAATCACTATCTCTATTTAAGGCACTTGTAAACTCAGGAAATAAAGCTCTATTATCTCGTAAATAATTAGATAAACGTGCTTCGTAGAAACTTGCTTTTTGAGCGTAATGGTCTTGTCCAAAGTTGACCTCTTGAATACTTACAGAATTTGAGTTGTCTCCGAATTGTGTCTGTAATCCTTTGTTTTTAAGTTGGTAGCTTAGACCGAATACCGCATCTTCAGCACTTCTCCAAGCAACAACAGGCTGGATGTAAGTAACTAGAATCTCTTCGTCAGCGTTCAATGTTTGAGCATTGTATTTTGCTAAGATATCGTTATAAAAATAAGTCCCAAGAATTGGTTGTATACGCATTTCTGTCTGTGTACGAATGAACGGAGTGACATCGTTTACGTCAACGTTAGCCGTTATCGGTGTTTGTGTCTTTAAATATGTCTCTGTGATAAAATAAATCATAGTGCAGTTGTGTTTGATTGTTGTGATTTAACTACATCCCCACCCTCAACAGGAGGAAGTGAAGCCAATGCACGAATCTCGTTGTCTGTCATAGATTCTAGTACTTTGTTAGCAACCAATGGAGACATAGCGTTAAGTGCGTCAGATGTCATACTTGCATCTCCTTCTATTTCTACGATTGTCTCGTTAACGATTTGATAGTTGTTGATTTCAACTTTTGCTTTGACGTTAGCAATGTTGAAAATGTCATTTACTATGTCTGCGATTGTTTCACGCAATGGAATAATCGTGTTTTTCTCAAAAATGATATAGGCTTGTTTAATGTCGCTACCGCTTCCTAGTTTACCACTTACACGAATACCCATTAATATAGGGTCGATTGTATGCGCTTGACAAATCTTAGAATCAATCGATTCAGTAGTTACTTGAAAGACGTTATCTAGGTTGTTTGTAGGTATACTTTCTATAGTTGGTAGACTCTCTTTGTTATTAGCAAAGAATGCAACACCTTTCCCAGCATTGTGCGCTCCCTTTGCACGCTCCATCGTATCCTTAATTGCTCTTTTCTCTTCCTCACTTTGTGGCTTCTTAGGGAACATCATAGCAAATGAAGGAAAGATACTATTTAAGATGTTCGACTTCTGTAAGTAACTCATTTCACCATCTAAGAAAGCCCAATTGAATGCACTCGTGTAGCTTGGTAACGGGTAAATGTCTTGACCAACTTGCAAGTTTTCCCATACATACAACTGTTCCAAGTCTTTGCACGTTCTGTGATAAGGTGCTATCGTAAAAATGTTGATTTGACTAGACCAATCGTCACACAAGTAGTAATTTTCTCCTAATTTATCACGTCTTACTTTCTCTGCACCTATATGTTTTACCTTTACTAAGTCACCGCTTTGGTTAAATCGTAAATGAAAGTAAACACGATTGTGTAGAATAACGTCTTTTGTTATTTTGTTGATAGATTTCTTTAAATCAAATCGTTTTTCAAATGCATAAACATCTACTTTATCAACTGCACTCAAGTCTTTAATCTTGATGTCATAACCTCCTCCAATAGTAGCGTTAGTTTTGAAGTCAACGATTGAACTATGTAACGGTGAAGTATAATAAAGTTGGTTAATCATTTGAGGATATAAATCATCATCTCCAAATCTAATTCTTCCGTTGACTGTTTGTCTACCGTTAATGTAAGGCAACGATAGATTGCCACTACCAACTCTCATGAATGGAGTAGAAAAGGCTTGATAGCCACTTGTCTCTACCGATTCGATAGACTTGTTGCTTGTTATGTTAAAACCAAATAATTTCATCAGTCATAAATTGAATTAATATCTTCACCCGCTACTACTAACCGACCTTCTTCTACAAGTCTTAAACCTTCTTCTGTTTCGGGCGGTACTTCGCTTTCGTATACAGAATAGGTATACTGACCCTTAATTAAAACACCATCATTTCCTATTCCTTCTATAAATGTAAAAAAATTGTACCGTTCTTTGTATTCACTTGTATCTGTGCCTACCCAATAAAATGGTGCGCTTTCTTTGTTAAATTCATTTTGAAAAACAAATAAATAATATGGATTTGAAATGGTTGTGTCTTCTGTTAAAGTCAACACAATTCTATTTCTTTTATCTTTCTCAATGTAAATCATAACTATAATGACAAAAAATACAAAGTTGTTTAAAAAGAAAACCCCCACCAATTAAGATGAGGGCTTCTTGATTTACAAAAGTGTTTTTTTATGCTCCGATTAACGCGGGAATAATATCAGCATCAACTTCTTTTGCTAAGTATGGATTCTCAGCAATCAATGTAACGGAGTACTTACTTCCATCTGCTTTCATGGTTCCAGAACCTTCACCCGTTGCACTTACTTGCGCATAAGGAAAGTACCAATACTTACCATTTGCATCTTTAACGATTACAGATAAATCGCGTTGCCCTTCGCCTAAGATTTTAATCGCACGAGATACTACAGCTTCTCTGCGTGAGAACATCAAGTTGATTGTTCCAGTTACAAATGAACTACCGTTCACTAAATCAATTGCACTTTCTTCTGTGTAGTTACCCGTATTTCTACGGAACTCAAAAACTTCATAATCAGCAGAAGCAGTAATAGCATCAATTGTCCAAGTAGCATCTGTTTCTGTAATAGCAGTCACATTTGCTTGGTCATTAATGTATAACGCTACTATACCGCCAAGATTACCATCGCATCCTTTTGCTATATTTTCTAATGTTGTACAAGCCATATTTTTTATATTAAAAAAGGGAAGGCAATTTACCTCCCCTTTCTAGTTAATTAATCAATTTAATTCTTATGAATAAAGAACGATTTCAGAAGGATTCGTGTAAGCAAAACCAACTTTCAAGTTAGCACGAGTTCTTAAATATGGCTCAGCAACTGAATCAGCAAGGTTAACTGCTTTTAATGCTTTAGAATCTCCTTCAGCATCGAATGCATAAATCATATTGTTCTTCAAAGTCAACACCGCAGTATCGTTAGGCAATCCTTCAGCAACTACAATTTTAATTCCTAAGAAAGTCAACGCTAATGGAAGAGTAACATATGTTTGAGTGTTACCTGTAGCAGCAGCTAGTTCATAAGCAGTTGCAATGTTAGAAGAAACATAGAATCTTAAATCTGCTTTCTTTCTTTTGATTGAAGCTGGAGCAGCGTTAAGAATTGCAGTCAATTGTGCAATAACGTTTGAAGCAGTAATAGCAACATTTGCAACATCGATAACATCACCATCAGCTAACAACTTAACAATGTAACCATCACACAAAGATAAAGTAGGGTCTTCGCTATTTGTGTCACCTTGCCAACGAATCAATTCTAAATCTTCTTGAATCTTCATTGACATCTCATTCCAATAGTAGTTCATGAAAGCTGGAACCGTGAAGTCTCCGTTTGAACCTTGAGCCATTTGCAAAGATAAGAATGACTGCTCTAAATCGAACTGACATAATTGAGCCATTGCTGATAAAGGACAAACAGAAATGTCAATAGCATCTAACAAATCTGTTGGTGCTGAGAAGTTACAAGTAGAAGGTTGTAGAATGTTTCCAAAAGCAACGTTTGCCAATTTCGTTTCTGATTTGATACCAGGCAAAGTTCGGTAGTTGTCTACTAAATCTTCTGTTAAATACGCACGAGAATAGAACTCGTTAGGGTTAGGACATAACAACGCATTCGTCTCAATGTCCAAATTGAATTTTAAATTTCTTTCCATTTTTTTATTGTTTTTTAAATGTTTCTCTGAACGCTGCAAAACGCTCATTTACTGTTAGTTTTTGCATTGCAACTTCTTCTTCTACTTTCACCTCTTCTACAACAGGCATCATGTTTTTTAATTCTGCAATCAACTGCAACACTTCGTTGATTCGCTCATCTAAGATTGGTGTAACGATAGCCAAAACTGCTTCAGCGTCTGCGGTAGCATCAACTGCCATTGCCACTTCTTCTTCTACAACTTCTTCTTCTGTTACTACCTCTCCTTCTGTTTCGGTTGCCATTGCCACTTCTTCCTCTATTACGGTGTCCGTTGCCATTACTTCCTCAACAGGTGCATCTTTAATCTCAACAACTTCTCCGTTTGTTACAACGTAGATTTTGCCTTCAATCAGATGTTCTCCATCAGGTAACTTCATACTATATTTGTTTATTAATTCCGATAACTTGAGACCCAAGAAACCTTCAATACTAAATCCTACTTGCCCTTTTTCTACTAAGGTGTTGTAGTATTCTTTATCTGTCACTTGAGCCGTTAACATAAGCGTCCCTTTTGGCACATCTATTCCATACGAAGTGAATGCTTTGTCTGCTTTTGGATTCTCAACTAGCCATGCTTCAAGAATGTACGCTGGTACTGTTTCAGTAGTGTCATGCTCTAAATTGAAAAGGTTTTTATTGTTTAGGTTCTGCATAAAGTCTGAGAAGATATTTTCAATCTCAGCTTCTGAAAATTGCACGTAGTACTCTTCGCCTTCATCGTTTCTATAGATGTCCATTGGAATCATTGCAGGTGCAACAATTCTCATTTTAGGCTCATCCTTAAACTCAAAAGATTTCGTGCTAGAAAATGCCATACCTTTCACCATGATAGCGGGCTTAGCAGTGAATGCTACTTGTTCAATACCTAAAGCATTACCTTCAGAATACTCCTCATCTATCGTGATTTTATAAGTAGGAATGTCATTTGCCATAACAATAATGAAAAGTAATTGTAAAGTGTTCAAAAATTAGTATATTTGAAAAAAAAATAGTATGGTAGAAATTAGAGGGTATCAAATCAACAACCAAGTTTCGGAGTTGACAATAGACCAATTTGAGAAGGTAAGTAAAATTCTGAACGATGAAGAACTTGATAAGTTTGAAAAATGGGCAGATGTTTTTATCTTACTAGGTGTTCCTATTGATGAAGTGAATGACATGGATTTTGACGAGTTCATACACTACGTGAAAGACTTTAACTCGGTAGAATCAAACACCGATTTAGAAATGATTCAAGAATTTGAGTTGGATGGTTATACCTACCGAGCGTATGAAGATGAGTTCAAGTTGCGTGTTCGTGATTTAAAGATGATTGAGAAAGCAATGGGAAAAGACAATAAAAATTACTTTGCAAAATTGCTATCAATTATTTTTAAACGTACTGATTTAACAAATGCAGAACACTACGAGAATGCACACCTTAAGCACAAAGAAAAATTGTTTAAAGATTTGAATGCTACTATTGTAGTGCCTTACATCGTTGCCGTTTCTCGTAAATTAATTACTCAAAATGAAGTTACCGAAGTCGTGGAGTGATGTCTCAGTAGGTCAGTACATCGAAGTAATAAAATCAATTCAATTAGATTCTAACTTTGAAACTCAGCTTGAACTCTTAGGGGTTCTTGCTGATGTACCTACCGAAGACCTTGAAGATTTAGAACTAGATGAATTTAGCGCGCTGATTGCTAAGATTTCATTTGTCCAATCTGAGCCTAATAAAAGAAATGCACTTAAAATAGGTGACTATCAATTAAAGCCACTTGACAAAATAAAGGTCGAAGAATTTTTAGATTTAGAGTATTACATAACCAAAGACTACATACAAAATCTACCTATTATTTGCGCTATTCTTTACAAGCAAACACGAGTAGATGAATGGAATCATTTAACTTACGAGCCACACGAGTACGATTTAGAAGAACGCTCTAAAGAGTTTCTAGACATATCAATCAATTCTGTATACGGTGTAATTACGTCCTATTTACAATGGCGGGAAAACTTCTTGAATACTTACTCAAATCTATTCGATGAGCCAATTACAGAAGACGAACTAGAAGATGTTTCTCCTGAAGACAGAAAAGAATTAGAAGCCGAAAAGAAGATGTCAAAATGGGCTTGGGAAAAGACAATCTACATCCTAGCAAATGAAGACATAACCAAAATGGAAAAGGTCTTAGGAATGAATATTATCTTTGCCTTTAATATGTTGTCTATGAAAAGAGACACAGAGACTTAAATCTGAACGTTTCTTTCTGGAATCTGAAAGTCTAACTCTTGTTCATCAATCCAATTAAAGTTTACAAATGCAGTAGGATTATTTAAGATTCTAGCCATTTCAAGTAACGGATATTTCTCAAATTGCCATGCAATATACTCTTGAACTACCTCGCCGATAATAGCTTGAACACGTGAAGATGCAAGCCATTTATCTGTGATGTTTTGAGGTGCAATGTAAATAGTACCTTCATCTAAAAAGAAATAATAGTAAAGAACGTTTACCGTTATATTGATTCGATTAAGTTCGTCTCCTGTCATTGCGGAGATTCTGACGCTATCGTATAACGCACCCGTATCAATTAGTCCTAATTTACGAATCTCCTGTTGTAACGCTCGTGCTAATTTGTTACGTGTCGGATATTTTACTTTGAATGTAGCCATTATAGAGATGCTGATTCTTTAATTTTGTTTATGTTGTTTTGCGTGCTTGTTATCTCAGTCTCAGAAACTACCGCAGTAACCGTAATGTTTTGCCCGTTAGGTTGTCCACTAGCGTTAATAGTGTTTGCGTTGCCAGCACTTCCGAACATATTAAATTGCGGAGTAACCGCAGACGCTGATGCACCGCCACCACTAGCACCACCACCACCACCAGAACTTCCACCGCTTGGAGAAGAACCAGGATTTGATAATAATGCTTTTGCCTTAGCGATGTTTGTTACAATCTGAATGATTCCACTAGCATACTGAGCGAGACCAGCAGAGCCAAACGTAACCGCATTTAATGGGTTAGCTTGTGAGTTAGCAACCAATGCAGAAATAGCCGTAGCGGTATCAATTCCTATTTGCACTAATGCCATTGCTTTGTTAATTTTCTCTAGTTTCTTTTGGTCATTAATAAACAACTTTCCTAGTTCCGCAATTCCTTGAACGGTATCTCCAACAAAAGATATTTTAGCATCTCTTAGTTGTTTTTCTTTTTCAATCTCAGCAAGTCTATAACGCTCGTTAATTTCTGCTCGTTTATTTTTCTCCTCTTCAAGTAATACATACATTAAAGCAGCGTTGTCTTTTGCAAGTAATAACTTTGCTTTATAATCTTCTTTCAATTTGGCAAGTTCTTTTTCTTGCTCTGTTCCTAAAGTTTCAAGTGCTAGTTTTTGTTGCTCTGCTAATCGTGCTTTCTCTGTTTCCTCAGCTTTCTTTTTATCTTCAATTACTTTTTCATCATGTGCTTTAAAACTTGCTCTTATTTCATCTGCTTGCTTTTGCCATAATTTTAATTCTTCTATTCGTTGTTGGTCAGCATACAAAGCCACAATTTTAGCCCTCTCCTCTGCTCTATATTTCTCATTCTTTTTTGTGTCTTCAATTAAACGCTGATATTTGACTTTGTTTAACTCCAACTCTTTAGTTATGCCTTCTTCCATCTGTGCAATGGTTAAATCTTGCACTAATCTAGCAGCATCTAATCTGTCTTTTTGATAGGCTTTATTATCGTCTGCTCGTTTTTTATTTTCAGCTTTTAACTCTTGAGTAAGTCGAATCTCTTCCGCTTGTAGTTTGATAGATGTGTCTTCCGCAGTTACCGCTAAATCGTTGAACGACTTTCCGAAGACTGTGTTCTTATCAATCATGTCGGCAGTCATTTTAGTCATCTGTGCGCTTTGCTTTGCATCTGCTAAATACAACTTGTTTTTCTCCATGCGTAGAGCAATAGTAGACTTTCCTTCCGCTTCTAATAACAAAATCTTGTTATCCATCTGATGAGCAACCGCATCAAGAGCTTCTCTTTCAGCTTTCATCGTAGCCAACATTTTATCTGCTCTTTCTTGATTTGCAAAGTTCGTAAGTCCTATAAGGTCTAAAAGAAATTTAATAGCATCAATCAAAGGTTGTAATGCTTGTTTAACTGCGTCAAAGATTTTACCTAACCATCCCATTTTATTGGCAAACCAAATGACCGCAGCAACTATTGCAGTGATAACAATAACAAGCAAGAAAATAGGATTTAAAAGTAATTGAGCTCCAAATGCCATGAACGCTTTACCCAATGTTCCAACTACAGAAACTAGACCTTTCAATTGTTGACCTATTACCTTTGGAGAGATTGACGTAAGCGAAGTGGCAAACATCTTAGATTTCTGCGCTGCTTCTTCAAAGTCCATTGACATCAACGAGTCTTTGATACCAGCAAAGCCATTTGATACTTGTTCGAATTTTGACCCCGTAGCAAATACTTTTACTTGGTCATTAGCATCTTTAAGTTGGTCAGACAAAGCACCCGCTTTTTCAGCAAGGTCTGCCATTTGCTTAGGGTCGGTAGCATTTGCTAACTCACCTTTTAACGCACGCAACTCTGCTTTGATTTGAGCGAGTCCGTTTAACTTTATTGGTATCTCTACGGGATTTGTTGCCATAACTATAATGTCATTTTAAACATTGTTGTTTCTTAAAGTTTGATTCTTATCTCTCCTGTAGGTGTTGCGTATAAAGTACCTGTTTCAAATCCTAAAGTAATTGCTTGCGCTTCATCAGTTGCGATTTGAATAGTAGCCATTTTCGTCTGCCCGTTAGAAACATCTAAAGCAACCTTTGTATCTTGAAAGTTTGAGACATCAATTGCAGGAACATCTCCATCCGTAGTAGCTATTATGCTAGTAGTAGAGTTGATTCCGTTCTTTGTTACTTGTTGATTGTCACCAATTACTACCGCATTACGTACTTGTTGGTCTATAAGGTTTCCCTTACCATTTAAAACAACGTTACCATTTGAAGCATTGATTGTTAAACTTCCGTTTATGTTACTTAGCACTTCACCGATAAAAGGCTTGACTAGACTACTCGCATTGTTAGGATTGTTGTTTGGTCTTGAAACTATTCTTGGCAAAATCAACTCATCGTCAATACTTAAAAGTTCGACCTTTGTAGTATCGTTTGAGTTTGCATCATAGTCAATGACTTTGTTAATGTTCCAATACGCTCTATCTAAATAAATCTTGTCGTTTAACTTTAAGTTTGCGATGTCGTGCGGTGTCAAATCTAAGTATACGATGTACAATTTACCGCTATTTATCTGTGACATTGTTCTTCTCCAATACAACGTACTAAGATTGTTTAGAGTCGTGTTTTGGTACGATTGACTAAAGTAGTAGTCACAGATTCCGAAGTTAAAATCTAAGTCTGGATTTGTAGGTCTATCAAAGTGTGTTGTGTATGGGTAACTGTTACAAGTTTCACCCGTTGTTCCATAGTCGTAGATGTAGAACGTGCCACAAGAATGCATCCCGCCATCGTACACTATTCTTGGTAGTGTCTTAGGCTCTGCACCATTTATACCCATAACAACCGCACCGAATGGAGTATCAACAAACGGAGATGCTCCAAAAATTAAAGTCTTTTTGTCATCGTTTTTGATGTACTCGTTATCAAAAATATACTTGACTTGTCCGTAAGTCTCAGAGACATTTTGTAAATAACCTGTGTTAATTGGGTCTTTATCTTGACCGTATGTCAAAGTAAGTGTTTTACTCGTGACCTCTGGAAGGAATGCAATAACATGAGGTTTATCCTTTACTAATTTTCTGCTCCAATCTTT